GGGTTTGTAATGCCTTGTAAAATAAACGGCTACATCGGCAACAAGATTGACGGCACGATGTCAAAAGTAATCGCATACGCCGCGTTGCGGGAAGTCAAGTCGGCATTTATGGCGAAAATCGGAGGCTAAATATGGACGACAAAAAAACACCGCAAAATCAAAACGAAAGGTACACGCGGAGCGTGCGTTGCCCCGTACATCGCGCCGTAATCGGCAAATACGATATGCGCGACGGGTTGATTAACGCGGTTTTTCTTTGCCCGAAATGCCGCCGCGAATATACATACACGATACCGCCGCGCAAGCCGTGAAAAAACTTCTTAAAAAATCTTAACGAAAAACCGTTGACTTCGCCCCGCCCGCCGAGTTATAATGCGGTCAAACTGAATACACGCACCACCACCGCCGACGCGGTGAGTGCGCCGCAATCGCCTTGTATTGCCGCCCGCTCGGGCGAGTGCGCCGTTGGTGTCTGATTATTGCATTATCCACCGCCGACGCGGTGAGTGCGCCGCGATTATCCTTTAATCGCCACATTAAAAAAACGTGTGTGCGCCGATATTCACGAGTATTTTTGCTCGTCTATATCGGCGCACTTTTTTGTTATTTTTCGCAAGGAGGCAAGCCGATTGTCAACGCTTAAAAACGCTATACACAATTTGCTCGGTTGGGATAGACCGACCGCATACAACCGCGTTGTGAACGCAAACACGGTTTTATTTTCGTCGTTCGGCAAAGACGTTACCGCGTCGGACATCGTAAAAACGGCGATACATCGCGTTTGCGAGGAAGTATCAAAATGCAGTATCAAGTCGGTTACGGAAACGCAAAACCCGCACCGCGTAACGGTTGCGGACGACGACATCAATAGCGTTTTACTCGGTCGCGTCAACCCGATGTGCGGGCTTAAAGATTTTTTATATAAAATCGCGTACATAACGCTCGTCAATCGAAATTGTTTTATTTATTGGGCGTATGACGAAGTGCCGATAAAGGTTGACGGCAAAGACTATGTCAAGCGCGTTACGCGCGGTTTTTATCCGTTGGAAAAAGCCCGCGTAAAACTCTACTATGCGGGCGACGAAATGCGGGCGGAATTGCAAAGCACGACGGGCGGCGGCGTAACGCTTGACTTGCCGTATAGCGATTTAATTCACTTGCGGCTCGGTTACGGCGCAAACCCATATTTAGGCGGCGACGCAGACGGTCGCGCCGATTGGCGGGCAATTCTCAAAAACTTACAAACATTGCACGTCATACAAGAAGCGATACCGAAGTCGCTCGAAGCGTCCTTATCGTTGCACGGCGTTTTGACAATGAATACCGTTGCGGAAGCGGACAAACGAGAAATATCCCGCAAAGAATTTGAAAACCATTTATTTAACAGCGAACTCGGCATTGTTGCGACCGACTACGAGTCGCAATTTACGCCGATACAAATTGCGGCGCAGGATATACCGCAAACCGTTTTAACCTTTTTGCGCGACGAAATTTTGTCGGTATTCGGCGTTAGTGTGCCGATATATCTCGGTAAATACACCGACGACGACTTTACGGCGTTTTATCAAACGGCGGTCGAGCCGTTGCTTATGACGATTGTCAACGCTATGAAAATAACGCTCTTTACGTCGAAGCAACTCGCATACGGGCGCACGATAAAGTTTTACGATAAAATTGTGCAATCGCTATCGTTCGCGCGTCGGTTGGAAATCGCAAAAGCAACGCAAGAGGACGCGCTACTATCCCGCCCCGAACGGCGCGAATTGTTGGGCTATGACCCCGACGACGAGCCGACCCGCGTATCGTTGAACTACATCGACGTATCAATCGCAAATACCTATCAATTAACGGCGTTGTCGCAAGGCAAGAAGCCCGCCGCGCCGAAACAAAGCAAGGAGGACGACGAATAATGCCCGACGAAATCAAACCGTACACCGCGCCGCAGTACATCAAACGCGCCGCGCCCGACGGAAACCCCGCGCAAATCGACCCGTTAAAGGGCGTAATCGAAGGTTGCCCGATTGTATTCAATCAACGGACGGCAATCGGCGACTTGTTTTACGAGGAAATCGACCCGCACGCGCTCGACGACGCGGATATATCCGACATCAAGTTTATGGTAAACCACGACGACGGAATGATACCACTTGCACGCCACAGGCGCGGGAAGCGGTCGACTATGGACGTTGAAATCAAGCCCGACGGTTTACACATCAAAACAACGCTCGATATTGAAAACAACGCGACCGCCCGCGAACTTTGCTCGGCGGTTACACGCGGCGACATTGAAGATATGTCTTTTGCGTTCGGCGTTTTGGTATCGGGCTACGAATGGCGCGACCTCGATACGGATATGCCGACGCGCCGAATTACCAAAATATCAAAGGTTTTCGAGGTTAGTGCCGTAAACGACGGCGCATACCCGCAAACTTCGATATATGCCCGCTCCCCCGCCTCGTTGGATAACGACAAAATTGCGTTGGATAACGCAAAGGCGTCGGCGTTGGAAAATGAACAAAGGCGGCAAACCGCCGACTCGCAAGCGGCGTTACAACTTGCGAAAGAAAAATTTATTTTTGTGGAGGAACAAAAAACACTATGAACATCAAACAGTTGCTCGAAGAGCGTGCCGCCCTTTTGCAGGAAGCGGCAAAACCCGAAACCACCGCCGAGCGTCTTGCGGAAATTCGCGCAAGGGTTGAAGCAATCAACTACACCGTAACGGAATTGCGCAGGGACGAAGCGGACGCAAAAGCCGAAGAGGAAAAACGCGCGGCACGCCCCGCAAATGGCGGCGCACCCGCCCCCGCTCCCGTCGTTGTACACGACGACGCACAGGTCGACGCGCAGAAGCGCACCGCCGCAAATGCGGAAGTAATCGAAACGCGCGGAAATGCGCTTAAAAACGGCGAAAAGGTGTATATCGAACATCGCGCCGTCGCGTCCACGTCTACGGCTCTCGGCACGGTTGCAAGCGGCGACATCACGCCCGCGTTTGAACAGGTCGGAACGCTTGACACGCTTGTCAACGAAGTACACCTCGAAGGCACGGGCGCGGAAAGTTACAAGAAGCCTTTTGCAAAGACTATCAGCGAGGGCGGCATTACCGCCGAAGGCGCGGACGCAACCACCGCAGAGCCGACGTTCGACTATGCGTCGATTAACAAGGTCAAAATCACGGCTTACGCCGAAGTCAACGAGGAAGTCGAAAAGTTGCCCGCCGCGCGGTACGACGCGGAAGTTAGCAACGCCGTCGTCGGTGCGTTGCGTAAAAAGATTATCGGACAGATAATCGGCGGAAGCGGCACGGACGAACTTGTCGGCATTGTAAACGCCCCCGCGAGCATTATCACGGCGGCACAGCGTAAAACCGTTGCCACCGTCGACGAAAACACGCTCGACAACATCATTTTCGATTATGGCGGCGACGAAGATGTCGAAGGCGACGCTTACCTTGTACTCAACAAATTGACGCTCAAAGAATTTGCGAAAGTCAAGGGAACGGACAAACGCCGCGCATACGACATCGTTGTACGCGGAAATTCGGGAACGATAAACGGCATACCGTTTGTTTGCACGTCGAAACTTGCCGCCTTCGGCGCGGTCAAGGCGGGCGACCCCTACTTGATTTACGGCAAATTGAAAGGCTACGAATTGGCGTACTTCGCCGACATCGAAGTCTTGAAATCGACCGAGTACAAATTCAAGCAGGGCGTTACCGTATTCAAAGCGTCGGTAATGTGCGGCGGCTCGCCCGCGATGTACAACGGCTTTATGACCGTGCAGAAAGCGGCGAAGGCTTGATAATTCGGTTTTTGGTTGCGGGTCGGCGCAAGAGCCGATACGAAACGGTATTACGTTAGGAGGTCGAAATGCAAGAAGTCGACGAAATCTTATACAAATTGGGCTACTATGACGCAGACCCGCAATTAAAACAAACCGTACAAGGCTACATAAAGACGGCGGAGGAATTTATGCTCGACAGCGGCGTGCCGCAAGAGCGTTTATCGACGCAACGTGCGCGTGCGGTCAAAGCACTTTTCGCCGACGCGTTCGATAAAGGAACGCCCGACGACGTAATCAAGAAGGACGGTATGGTTGTCGCGCTTATTGTGCAGTTGCGGAGGTAATATGGCAAAGCAAACGGTCAAGGAACGGCGCACGCTTGTCAAATTCGCCGTACAACGCACGACGCATATTGCAGGAAGCGGCGCGGCGACAACGTGGGAAACAATCGCGGTCAAAATAGGCGAAGCCGACGACGGCTCGCCTATAATGACCGATTGCTTTTATTGCGAATGGTTGAACGCATACGGGCAAGCGGCGACGCAACAGCAAGCCGACGGCGTTATACGCCCCGCCCGCTTGCGCTTGCCGTTCGTAAAAGCACTTTACGACGCGCTCATCACAAAGGACGTGCGAATTTATTTACACGGCAAACGCGACGACGCGCATACGTTTTGTCTTGCAGGGGCGGCGGATAACTACCTCGAACAATGCAAAATGATTGAACTACAAGTCAAAAAGTACGAGGGCAAATAATGAACGTAACGGCGATAATGCAACAAATACTCGACGAAACCCTTTTACCGTTCGGCGTTTTATCAAACCACTTGCGGCGGGTTGAAGCGGATAATATCGCAAATTCGCAAGTCGAGGTAAACGGCGACGAGTACGTCGTTTATAAAATCGTATCAAATCGCCCGAAAACATACGGCGACGGCAAAGCAAAGACGCGCCGCGTGTACATCGACGTGAATTACTATTACTTGTACGAAAAGACCGACCCCCGCTATTCGGGCATTGACGAACGCTTAAAGGCTATCAAACGCGCCGTATTGCAAGACCCGCATTTTGCTATTGCAAACGACGAAAGCGATATACCCGACAGCAATAACCCGTATCGCGGCGTAAACATCGAATTTGTGTACATCGGGGCGGTTGATTATGGCTAATAAAGGCATATCGACGGGGCATATTCCGCTCGGCGAATTGCCCGACGTGTTGACGGAAATTTTAACCGATTTTCAACACACAAATTTTGAAGCAAGGCAACAGGCGGTACAGCGCGGCGCGGAGGTTTTCAAAAGCGCGGTCGAAGCCGTAACGCCCCGCGACACGGGCGAAATGGCGCAGTCTTGGCAAATCAAGACAAAGTACAAAGACCGCCGCTACGTCGGCAATACGCGCGTTGCAAGCGGCGACGTGCGCCGTAAAACGAAAGACGGCTCGAAAGGCGAAGCGCGAAGCGGCGTACCGTTGTCGAACGTGCTTGAATACAGCGACAACCCGCACAACGGTTTTATACGCCGATGTTTTGACGAAACCGAGCCGCAAATCTTTGAAGCAATCAAAAACACCATTAAAAACGGAGGTAAATAACAATGGCAAACACAAACGCGGCGGATACACCCGCGCAAAATCTTATTCGTTTTAATATCCGCAACGCGAAGTACGCCTTCCCCACGCCCGACGGCGGTTGGGGCGACTTTGTGTCTATGGGTACGTCAACGAAAATGGCACTTGAAACCGACTCGTCCGAAAAGGAAGTTTACGGCGACGGCGAGTGCATTATCCACTACGTCAACGAAAAAGGCAAGACGGGAACGCTCACGCAAAACAACATTTGCAACGCTTACGAAATCGCGTGCGGGCGTAAAATCTTGCTTGAAAACGGGCTTGCCGACATCAAGCCGACCAAAAACACGCCGCACGTCGTTTATTTTGAAATATGCGAAATGGACGGCGACAACAAAATATCGGTCGCAAAATGTATGTTGTACGGCGTAACGTCCACGCGCCCGTCGGAAAGTTACGACCAAAACAACGGCGAAATCAACGAGTCCTCGTTCGATACCCCGCTCAAAATCAAGGGTATCAAGGCACTTGCGGCGGACGGCAAGGTTTACGTCGACGAAAAAGGCAACAACCGCCTCGTATGGCAGTTGACGAAAACGCCCGATATGGAAGGTTACGCGGACTTCGGCAGTACGGTCATTGTGCCGAAAATGAAAGCGGCATAATCGGAGGCGGCAATATGATAAATACCACTTTACCCGTGTTTGAAACCACGCTCGACGAAACGAAGGGCGAACTTATCCATAAAACGCGCGACATCAAGGTGCAAATCGACGTATCGCTTTTTGCCGAGAAGCGTTGGGAAGAGAACTTCCCCGCGAACGCGAAAAACGAAACGCTTTTTGCATACGTTGAGCGTATCGGCGACAAGGGCGCGAAAAACCCCGCTTACCTTATGTCGAACTTAAAGGCGGTTTATTGCTTTATCGTAAGCGACGAAATCGCCGACTTCGGCGCGTTTTTGCGCCTTTTCGATATATCGGGCGGCGAGTGCTTGACGCGGCTTTTAGACAAGATAAAGTTTGTTTTTGAAATCGCGTTAAAGGCGGCGGCAAGCGCAAAAAACTCATAGAGCACGGTCAAGAATATACGCGGCTATCGGGAATATACGCGAAATTAAACCCGCGCCCCGAAGCCGCAAAACCCTTGACCGTGCCGCGATACATAACCATTGCGCAAAAGTGCGTCGAGCATAGAATACCCGACGCAATTATCACAAATTCACATTTTAACGACCTTTACGTTTTGATTATGTCGATTGATATTGCGAACTTAAAACACGCGATAGAACAAACGCAGAAATCGAAAAGTAAAAACGGCAACCGCGTTGTGCGCGATGTATCGGCGGCGGAAGCGGTCAAATTCTTAAAAGGAGGCTAACACTATGGCGGACAATATTCGCGGCTTAACGGTTGAAATCGGCGCGGACGCGTCGACGTTTAACAAAGAATTGAAAAACGCGCGGAACGAAGCGAAAGCGACGCAAACCGAATTAAACGCCTTGCAAAAAAGCCTCGAATTAAAGTTTGACGCGGATAAATTCGCGCGGGCGCAAAAGGTCGCTCAACAGGCAATCGACCAAACGGCGGCGACGGCGGACTTGTTGCGCCGCCGTTTGGCGTACTTGGAAGAGTCGGGAAACGTCGACACCGACGCATACCGCAAATTGCAAGCCGAACTCGCAAAAACCGAATTGCAAGGACAGCAGTTGCAACAGCAACTCGAAAAAATAAACACTATCAAGTTTACACAACTCGGTAATCAAGTATCGAAAGTCGGCGACGCAATTACGGGCGTCGGGCAAGCGTTGACTCCCCTATCCACACTCGCGGCGGCGGGCGTTACCGCGCTCGGCGGCTTAAACGTCGCGGCGGCAAGCGCGGGCGCGGCGGTCGACGACCTTGCGTTACGGCTCGGAATATCCGCCGAAAAAGTACAAGAATATCAATACATAACGGCGCAATGCGGGGTCGAGTGGAGCGTCTTTGAAAAAGCAATGATAAAAGCCCGCGCCGCAATGCTTGACTTGTCGACGGGTACAATGAACACCGCGTCGCAAGCGTTACAATCGCTCGGCTTAAACATCGCCGAATTTGAAAGCAAAGAGGCGATGTTTGACGGCATTATCGACGCTTTATCGAATATGCAGGACAAAACCTTGCAAGCGGCATACGCAAACGAGATTTTTGGCGACAAGGTCGCAAATCAAATGTTGCCGTATCTTAACGCAGGGACGGACGCAATCGCGCAGTTTAGGGGCGAATTTGAACAAATCGGCTATTTATCGAACGAACAGGTCGCCGCGCTTGCAACGCTTGACGACACGTTTTTTTTGCTGAAGGAGTCGATTAAAAACGTCGGCTTGCAAATCGGGACAGCCCTTGCGCCGCTTATGCAACGGCTCGCCGAAAACATACAAACAAACTTGATACCAAAATTACAACGGCTCGCGGAGTGGTTTAACGGCTTATCGGTCGCGCAACAATCTTTTGCGTTAAAGGCAATGCTCGTCGTTGCCGCCCTTGCGCCGCTGACGCTCGGTATCGGTAAACTTATCGGCGCGGTCGGCAACATCATAAAAATATTGCCCGCGCTACAAGCGCAATTAACCGCGCTTGCGGCTAACCCGATAATTTTGATTATTGCGGCAATCGTCGCAATACTTGTCATTTTGTACAACCATTGCGAAGCCTTCCGCGAAGCGATAAACAACCTTGTATCGGTTATCGGTCAAGCATTGAAACCCGCGCTCGACGCGGTAATGCAAGTGCTTGACCTTGCAATGCAAATCATACAGCCGATTATAGACCTTGTCGGCGGTATCTTGGCGGTCGTCGTCAATCTTGTATCGGAGGCGTTGCAACCGTTCGTCGAAATCATACAAATGATTTTCGGCTTGTTACAACCGCTTTTCGATATGCTCTCTATGGCGGTCGATATGTTTTTAATGCCGATACAAATTGCTATATCGACGTTATTTAGCGTATTACAACCGCTTTTAAGCGTCGCGCTTATCCCGATTAAACTTTGTTTACAGGCGTTGCAAGTGCCGTTAAAAGTGCTTGGCACGTTGCTCGGTTGGCTTACGCCGCTTTTTTCGCTTTTCGGCAAAGTCGTTACGACGATATTTAACGGCGTTGTAAAAGTAATCAACTTTGTACTCGGTTTTATCGAGGACGCAATCAATTTTGTAATCGGCATTATAAACGGGCTTATCGACGGCGTAAACGGTGCGCTCGGTTGGCTTGGCGTACACATCGACCGCATTGCCGAAGTAAAGTTACGCATTGATACAAGCGACATCGAGGATATGGACGACGTAAACGCTATTATCGACAGCACACCGCCCGACACGTCGAACGTGGGCGGCGGCGGTACAGTTTACGACGGCGGAAGCGGCGGCACATACGGCGATACTTACAACTACGACAACTCCACCACGAACAAAACGCAGAATATACAAGTCGTTATACAAAACTATGCCGCCGAAGTTGACACCGACGCGCTTGTACGCGACATCAACATTAAACTTGCGGAGGCGATGTAATGCGTAAATTTATTTTGCACACCTACGACAAATCGAAATCGTTTGACTTGAATACCGAAACCGCGCTTGCCGCCGAGCCGCAAGGACTCGGCAACAAATTCTCGCTATCGTACAAAGAAAGCGAAAAAGGCAAGCATTTAACGAACGTAAAACCCGACTTTGAACAAATACAACTAACCGTATATTTTAACGCCGACGGCTCGAACGGTTACGGCAATTATAAAAGTTTGTTGTTATTCTTTGCGGAGTGCGGTACATCGCCGTTTTTGTTTGAATACAACGACGGAATTACCGACAAATTTTGCGAAGTGGTATTGAACACGATACCGAAGTCGGAAATCGACGCGGAGGGCATTTTCGCCGAAACGCTTGTATTTGACCGTCAAACGTATTGGTACGAACGCGTCGAACAATCTTTTGCGTTGAAGCGCACGGACGCGGCAAATACCGCCTTCCCCTTGCACTTCCCTTTTGGTTTTGCGGGTATGGTTTTCAAAAACAAATACAAGGTATCAAACCCGTTTTTTGTGGACGCGCCTATCGTCATAAAAATTACGGGCGACATCGCCGCAAATATCCGCCTTTACTTGGCGGATATGAACGACCGCGTCGTTGCCGAAATAGCGTTATCGACGAACAACACCGACGGCACGGAAATTTTGATTGACCCCACTACTAAAAAAATAACCGTTACCGACACCGACAGCGGCGCAACGTCGAACGGTTACGGGCTTACCGATAAAACAAAGCAATCGTTTTTATACTTGCCGCAGGGCGAGTATTACATCGGCTCGAATATGACGGCGGACGACGACGGCACAATCGAAATGTCGATAAAGCGTTATTTATTCGATTAAGGGGGCGGCGGCGTGTATATAGCAATTTACGACGAAAACAAACGGCATATAACGAACGTCGACAACGCAACGTATGACTTGACGACGCGCGTTTACGATAACGACTCTTTTACCGCCGAAGGTGTGAACGACGAGGACGTGAACGACGCAAAAATCGTTGTTTTGAACGACGACGCGGGCAATTATCAATACGCTTGTTTTGCCGACGAAGTTACCCCCGAAAACAACAAACGCAAGGTAAAAGGACTCGACTTCAAAACTTTGTGGGACACCGAAATATTGCTTGATTTTACCGCCGACGGCAGTTTTGACGCGCGGTTATCGAAAATCTTTGAAAAGGTAAAAGCGGCGGTATTTAACGGCGCGGACGCGGCAACGCGTTTGATACCCGTCGACGTGATTATTCCGACCGACAACACCGATACGACCGAAACATACGGCAGTTTGCAAGGGACGTATCAATTCGTAAACGCGTACAAGTTTTTGAAATGCTACTTGAAATATTACGAATACAATATCGAAAGTTTTTATAACGTGGCGGCGGGCAAAATCGTTTTTACGTTCGTTAAGTGTAACGACCGCGTAACAATCAATTTAAGCGACTTTATACACGAGTTGACAACTACATCGACCGCGACAAACAAAGCGGTTGCAACTATCAAATACAAGGTTGACACGCCCGAAACGGACGAGGACGGCAACATCGTTTACACCACCACGCAAAAGACCGACGAAAACGGCAACCCCGTATTTAACGACGACGGCTCGCCCGTATATATCCCGAAATATAAACCCCGCCCGTCCACCCTTGCGACCGTGTATTATTACCGAACGAAAAACAACGATATTGTACAGGCGGACGCAAGCGGCAACGTCGCGGGCAGATTATACCCCGTAAAGGCGAAATATTACGAGTCCGAGTATTTAGCCGACGCGCAGTTTAACGCCGTCAACGAACTTGCAAACGCCCGATACGTCGATAATATCATAATCGACAATAACGCCGTAATCGACCCGCTCGATTTTTCGGGTTATCGGCTATATACGAAGGTTGCGCTATACTACGACGGCAAACTTTACAAGACGCTCCCCATAAGCGAAAAAATAACAACGCTAAACGGAAGCGGCAAAAGCACCAAAATTAAACTCGGTTTTAAGAAAATACTTTTGACCGAAATAATCAAAGCATAGGAGGCAAGCAATGATAAAACCCGTTACTTTTCAAGGGCAAAGCAATTTTAACGCGAATTTGTACGCGCTCGAAGTAAAATCGCGCTTTATCGACCAAAACAACGCGCACGGCTATTATTTGAATTACGGCGACGAACTCGCCGCAAGCGTCGTCGGCGGCAATCAAATTCAAGTCGGGACGGGCGCGTTTGTGGTTTGTGCGCGTATGGCGGAAATTACCGCGCCCGAAATCTTGCGCCCGCAAATTTTCGACACGTTCAAGGGTTACGTCGTCGCCCGTATCGAAACGTACCACCCCGCCGACGAATTAAACGTAACACTCATTGCGAAAGTACAAACGTCTTGGGAAGCGTTAAACCGCGAACTCGAACAAAACGACGTTTACGCGGCGGAAGCGGATAACGTAAATACGGCATACGAACTCCCGATATATTCGTTTGAAATATCGGGGACGCAAATCGTCAATTTAACGCGATTGATAAAACCCGTTTGCGATTATGCCACAATGAAGGCAATCGTCGACAATGCGCTTGCAACGGCGCAAAACGCCGTTACGACGGCAAATGCGGCGGTCGATACGTCGAACGACGCACGCACCAAAGCGGCGGCGGCAGTTACCACCGCGAACGGCGCAAACGCAAAGTCCGATAATGCCGTTACGACGGCAAACACGGCAAAGACGAACGCACAAACGGCACTCACGACCGCGAACGGACTCGACGCGCAAATCAAGGCGGCAAACGCAACGGCGGCGGGCGCGGTCGACACGGCGGGCGCGGCGGCAGACACCGCAACCGCCGCAAGCAACAAGGTTGACGAACTCGAAACGCAGATTACCGAAAAGCAAGGCACGAAGGTTACGCTTAACGGCGAGCCGCAAGCGACATACCCCGCCGACGACCTTGTACATAGCGACGACAAAATCGCAAACGCCGAACACGCGGACTCCGCGCAAATCGTTATTTATGCGGCACAGGCGGCGGAAGCGGAAAAAGCCGTCGGCTACACGCGCGGCGGCGAAATCGACAAAGTATTAAAAAGTATTTTTGCGCGGCTTACCGCGCTCGAAGGAGGCAATTAAAAATGTTAAACTTTGAAAAGGCAAAAATTTACGGCGTTGATAAAGTCGGCTCGTCTAACCCCGCCGCGCTTATCCGCACCGACGACGCGGTCGGGTTAAACGTAACGGTCGGCACGACCGATATTACGTCAGACTTCGACCGTTGCTATCCGTACTCGGATATGCAGGAAGTAACGGACGCGGCGGGCAACGTGTTTATCAAGATACCGAAATTTTACGCGAAAATCACGCCGAACGACGACGGCACGTTCAAACATCAAATATCGGGCGTGCGGTACGACGGTTTTTCAACCCTTTTCGTCGACGGCGAAGGCAACGAACTTGATTATATCCTTGTCGGCAAGTACGAAGCGAGCGGCAATTCGTCCCGCGCCTATTCAAAGTCGGGCGCGACCGTGCTTGTAAACATCACTTGCGACGCGCTCCGTACCGCTTGCAAAGCGAACGGCGACGGTTATCAACAGTACGATTTTTTGATTGACTTGATAATCAAAGAATTATGGCTCGTTGAAATGAAAAC